CCTTGTTCCGAATTCTTCCCACACGCTTTTCAAGAATCGTGTACACGAAATATCTCACAGCATCCATCGCATGATCATGGTCTTTTACAGGCTTATCTTCGCCGCGTTCTGCCGCTTTTGCGTCCCAAATATAGGAAGCAAATTCTTTAATGGTATTTATACAGGTATTGCTGAACATAATCCTTCCAGTATTCAGCATGGTTGCTACTGTTCGAATGCCATCCAGCACACTATTATCAGCTTCAATCACCTGATACCCGCGCTTTCTCAGCTCTGTAATGAAACTGGCTGCTGCCGGGTCAATAATGATTGCCCGGATTTTTGTCTCATCCAGCCATTTTTTCAGATCGTCGGCAAATTCACTGTCCGTTTTCTGAACTCCCTTTTCTCTACCGGAGTAATAATATTCCCGGATACAATACCACTTTTTATTTACTCCCTGATTCCACAGCAAAAACACTGTTGCATTCTGTGTACCATAGTCACAGCTTACATACCGGTTTCCATCGATCAGCAATCGAAAGAACTCTCGAATCGGCAGAGTATGACGTTCTTCGTCAAACATGTCATAAATAATGCCTTCTGCAGCCGCCCACAGCCCCATGATATAGCGTTTAAAGAATACGCCTGTGTACATCGACCGATATCTGGCCTTGATTTTTTCCGACAGGCTCAGATTATCATCCATTGTAAAATGTACATACAGAATCCGTTTCAGTCCAGGATCCTTGTTATCTCTGGCTGCTGCCTCCCTGATTTTCTTTACCTTATCCTTGCCAAGGTAACTGACGGATTTATCAATCCAATTAACCTTGAACCAGTGATAAGGCCCATCCGGGTTGCAGTTGAACCAGTATTTCGATCCATCAACCGAACAACGGCCTGTTGCTTGGTTCACAAAGCTTTCAGGCATCAGGGCAACTTCATCAAAAAAGACCCCAGCCAGAGTAATACCCTGAATGAGATCCTGTGATCTTTCGTCCTTGCCACCAAATATATAAAAATAATTGGTTATACCGTTCCGGGCAATCTCCACCATATTGTCGGCGCGATGGTCCAAAACTACATATCCACGGCTCTTCAGCATCAGCTTCAGCCAGAATAATACGTTTCTACGGAAAGAACCAATGGTCTTGCCACACATGGCAAAGTTCTGCCCTGAGAATGTGCTCATCGCCCAAAGCACGAATGATAACGACATACTGACAGTCTTCCCTGATCGGATTGCTCCATCAGCTATGATACCGTCATAATCCTTCACAGGAGAATTATCGCACCACCAATTCAAAACCTTACGCTGCTTCTGAGAAAACGGTTTGAACTTAAATATCTGAATCACTCTCTTCATCAGACCAGTCCTCCGCAGCTGTTCCCTTCAGTGCTTCCAGGAATCCATCATCCGCAATCTCATCAGTATCACCCTTTTCAGACTTAGCTTTAAGCAATGCAATCCGTGCACGCTGCTCTTCTGTCGCCAAATCCATGTGGTCAGACAACCATTGCAAAGCCTTCATACGATCTGCCAGTTTAATACTGGCACCATCTTTCCCCTGCTTTACTTCAGAAATCAGAGTTCCATCCACATCAGCAGACTCTCGGAACATTACCGTATTTACCATTTTCATGAGCGGTTTCTTCTCTCCAGTCTTTGGATCTTTCACTTCGACCGGACCGTACATACTCATTACCTGAACTTCTTTTTGACCAAATTCCACGAAATCTGTGATGTCTGCAAAAGCGATATCTATGTACTTTTGGAAGATATCATGTTCATCAAGCATCTCCCGATTCATCCGGTTTTTCTTCAGCTTATGGATTTCCTCTTTTATTCCATCATTCTCCATCATTCGCCAGCTGTTCGAAGCGGCTACTTGGTAACTGCATCCAAATGCTTTTTGGTATGCCTTGGTAGCATTAAAACTCCGGATATAATACAAGCAGAAAAGCCGCTGTTTTTCTGTCAGTTCGGTATTTTTCATAATCGCTTTGACATCCTCATCAGCGGCCGTCACTTTTACTTCCTTTTTTTCGTTCCGAACGTTCGCTTTTTTATCCGAACGTTCGCTTTCCCATTCATAGGTGGATTTCCACCTTCGGATCGTTCCTGCGGGAACATTCAATTTCTTCGAAATTTCAATAAGCTTTTCGCCTTTTTTATATAGCGCATAAGCTTCTTCGACCCTTTTATCCGGTTCCCGTGGCATCTCACCACCTCTCTTTACTCTGACGCCTGCTGCCGGCGCCGCATCATCGATGCGCCTTGCAGGACTCAAACCTGCGACCGGCCGGTTATGAGCCGGCTGCTCTGACCAACTGAGCCAAAGGCACAAAAGACGCCCGCTGAGCGCTGCGGGCGTCTTGTTCAAAGGGCTTTTTACAGGATCCGTTCCCGGAATCCCTGTATTATATTATAATTATGATTTTTATGAATTTTATGCCATTTTCAAAAATTTTGAAATTTTTTTGCTGATATTACTCTGATCCATATGTAATTTTCGCGCAATCTGTCGCTGTGTCAGCCCATCCTCATAATACATTCGAAAAATACGGCGTGCCACACTATCCGGAATGGCTTCAATCCATGACTCCACAGCCATGCATTCTGTTTCAAGCTTTACACTCCTTTTGGTCCATCTCTCCTGTAATGCCTGCTGCCTTTTATCATCTCTGCCAACAACTGACTGAGGACGTGGATATCCCTTGGTATAATCCAGAATCACATCATTTCCAATCAAGCTGTCACCTTCTCCGAGGTGTGCCAGCTTGTACTTCAGCTCCTGGATTTCCGCTTTATTGCTGCGGTATTCAATTAACCGTTCTTTGGTCATTTCCTCCATCGGTTCCACCTCCTCTGTTGTGTTGCTTTATTATACTGCTGCTACACGCTTTCGGAAGATCTCAATGATATGATCATCTCCCTTGTACGCATAATAGCGACCAGCAGTGTTCTTGTCTGTGTGTCCAAGGTAATCGCCTGCATCCTCTGTTGTGCCGCCACGCTTAACGATGTTGGTAGCCGTTGTCTTTCTGATCAGATGCGGATACACATTGATATCCATCTTTGCCTGCTTTGCGATCCGCTTGACCGAATCATAGACACCGGATTTGGTCAGTCCCCGCCCCGTCTTGCTGGCAAATAACGGTTCCCTGCTACCAATGGTCACACCGCGTTCTGTCAAGTACGCCTGCAGATACTCTTTGGCCACACGATCAATACAAACCAGACGGTATCTGTGAGACTTTTCGCCAAAGATAAGGATCTTGCCTTCATACCAATCCACATCGCAGATCCGCACATCAGGTACCTCACCATCACGCATCGCGGTTGATCGGAGAAATTCCAGGAGCGCCCGGTCTCTGGTTGTCCTGCATCCGGTCTTTAACTTCTCCCATTGCTCCGGTTCCAAATGCTCGATCTTGCGTGCAGGCTCTTTGTAGGAGTCGATATTATCGCAAGGGTTTGCGATTATCAGCTTCTGTTTACGCATCCAGCGGAAGAACGCGCTCATGAAGCGCAGGCAGTTATTTACGGTACTGTTCTGATTGCCACGGCGTTTATAGAGTCTCAGGAAGTGTTCTATATCCTGTTCTGTGATCATGGTCAGCGGTTTTCTGACAGTGTCGGTCAGCATACGGGCGTGACGTATGTACTGTTCCATGGTCCTTTTGGAAAGCTTCTCAGCCTGTTTTACCTCAAACAAACGCAGGATGTACTCATTGGACTGTCCGCAATCAGCAAGGGCCGTTTCCTGTTCTGTGATCTCTACAGTATAAAACGCTCTCTTTAGGACATCTTCCAGAATCCCCGAAAGCTGCGCATTGAGGTGATTGGACATTGCTACAAGGATATCATTGATCAACATTTCTTTTCTGGTCATAGGGTGCCTCCTATCTTGCTAAAGGCACTGCAGCTATGCTATAATGTCTTTAGCTCGAAACGGCGGTACAGAAAACTTTGGTCGGTGGAATGTACCGCTGATTTATTTGTTACCATCCTTGACATGCGCGCTATGTCATGGTATCATTTGTATACATCGAACATTAGTTCTTGCACAGTTGGCACCCGAACCACTTGCAGGAACTTTTGTTTTTTATACGCCTGCTGCCGGCGGCGCTTCTTCAGGAACGAATTTATATCCAGGAATGCGTATGGCACGCGGCGATCCATATTCTGCATCTGTCTCAATTACGCCTTTCCGCAGCATCTGAGACAGATGTGCATGAACACTACTTGTGGACTTCAATCCTACAGCTTCGCCGATCTCCCGAACGCTCGGCGGATAGCCATGGGCTTTTATGTATTCTATGATTGCTTCCAGCATTTTTTCTTCTGTGCTCACTCTTTTTTCCTTTCACGTAACCAACTTGTTTATGGTAGGATAAACTATAAACACTTAATCTGTGAGGTATGTATGAAAATTCCGAATCGTTTTAAGGTCCTGCAGAATCGTACTGATCTGATAGAAATCCAATCCAGCTGTAATTACTGGAAGTTGCTCAAAAACTCTTATGAGCCAGATACCTATTTCCTGTATCATAAGCATTTATGTAATCACGACTACCATAAGCAATTAGATGGAGCCATATCTTTTGATGCTGCTATGTACTACATCAGCCGCTATGAGGATTTCTTTTGCTTCCCGGAATTATATTATTGATCCATTTAAGAATGTATCCATAAATTTCTGTTTCCATGTAGGAGGTTCTTCACCCTGAATTTCTTTTAACCTCTCAGGCGTACCTCCAAATTCATACTCTTCACACACGGGAGTATCATCCACAGAAACATCTTTTCCATAATGCTTTCCGAAGCATCTTCCAAGCCATTCTTTTTTTGCACAAATGGCAGTTATGTTCGTTCTTCATCTTGTTCTCCCTCCCCGCCATCTTCTTTTAGCTGTACTTTTACCAACGCAGGAATCATCATCACCCACATGCACCATGCAGATTTTGTTATGTATGCTCCCAATACTGCTGCCGCAGCACAGCTGATCCATGCTGCTGCATATGCAATCCACATCATTCTTCATACCTCCTAAATCTCAGTTTAATTAGCAAAATGGTAATTCACACAAACCTACATTACGTAATTCATCGCAAGGGCTTGTAATATGATTTTTATATCGTTTTCTCA